TGGTTGGTTCTTGCCTGTAATAATGTTATCAATATTCAAACAGAGTGGCCATTGAAACAAACAGACTTTGATCGTTACATGCTTGAGAAATATGGTGACTATGATACCCTCTTCAATGGTACTCATCACTATGAAACAACAGAAATAAAAGATGGTAATGGTATTGTTGTGATGCCTGCAGGTCTTAGATGTGATTCGACATTTGCTTTCTCATATACCGATAGTAAGAGTGATACCCTGTTTAATCTGTCTAATATCGCAAAGGCGGTTACCAACTATGAATATGAATCGCAACTTGAAGATGATAAGAGAAATATCTTCTTACTGAAGTCCAGATATCTTAATGTTGTTCGCGATGATCTGGAAGAAATGATGACATACAGAAAAGGATCCAGTCAATATAAGACTGAATCCTTAAAAACTGCCGATAATATTAGATTGTTTACTTAAATAGCAACGAGTAATAAGTTGCTACAACCAAGAGGGTTAGACAAGCCCTCTCGTATGTCCATCTCATTCCTCAGCAAGTCTCTGGAAGTAGGACAGTGCATCATCCTCATCGGAGTCGTTAGACTTAGGAGTGATGTCTGGTGCATTGAAGTCAGCAGCAGGTTCAGGTGCCTTTGACTTGAAGTCAGGAGTGAAAGATCCACGACCTTCAGACTCATCTTCCAGTTCTTCATCCAGAGCACGACGGGTGGTCTTCTGACCCAGAACCATCTTCAGACGATTCTCCAGTTGCTCATAGGTCTTGAACTGATCTGCAGCAGTCAGGGCAGTAAGCGAGTACTCTTTTTTCCACAGTGCTTCCAGAGCATCGTCATCATCCAGGAGTGGTGCAACGCGATCAAATTCAGATGAGTCATAATTCCAGTAACCTTGGACTTTCTTGATCTTCAGTTTGAAGTTAGCACCCTGCCAGAAGTCAAAAGGATTGATCGGAGTCTCATCCTCAAACTCAGGTTGCATTGCTTCCATGATCTTGTCAAAGATCTTCTTACCATACTTGAACAGGAAGACCTTACCTTCGTTATGAGGGTTTGCCTTGTCCTGCACAACATAAATGTTGCTGTAGTAAGACAGTTTGCGCTTCTGCTTGCGAACAGTGTCCTTATCAGACTCGTTACCACTGTTCCACAGTTCACGGTTGTATTCACCAAGGGGATCCTTCTGACCAATGGTAGTCAGTGAGTTCTCAATGTACCAACCACCAGGGCCTTGGAAGGCATGGGAGTACATCTTCGCCCAGGGAAGTTCTTCCCCTTCAGGTGCGGGCAAGAAACGGATGACTGCATAACCATTACCAGTTTTGTCCATCTCTGGACGCCAAATTCGTTCGTCAGTACCGCCAGAAGTTGTACTCATTTTTTCAACTTCTTTAACCAACTTAGCAGTGAGAGAACCAAGGGAAGATTGCTTCTTAAGATTTTCGAATGACATTGGATTACCTTTTTGTTAATTAGATTTGGCCTTTGTGACAACTTTATTCTACTTGTGATAGAAAGGGATGTCAAGCCCTCGATCATAAAAATTTTAAAATATCACCCTTTAAAATTTTATTCATTTTTCTTTTTCCATTACAACACTCTGATATATTTCCTGGAGAACAATCTAAGTCAATTGAGGCATCCATTATGCTTTCATATTTCATAATCAAATTACCTTCTTTGTTAAATCTACCAACTTCTCTTCTGTGTGGTTGTTTGTATTTAAGTTTTCTTTTTGTTTCTTCGGAAACAACTTTTCCCTTATTTGATTTGGATATTTTCTTTTTTTGCTCTTCTGGCATTATATATCCAATATGAGACTTTCTTAAGTTTTCAATGTGACTTTCACTAAATTTAATTCCCTTCCTACCATTTGATATTTTTTGTTTTGTAATATCATTATGTCTTGCTTGGTTTCCTCCTTCTAAAAGATTGTAACCATTTGGATACAAAGATTTTTTTTCACTAATCCAATAAACTTCTCTTTCATTTAATTCGTTTTCTTCACATTCCTCAATGATATTAATTGAAAAATTTTCCCATCCGTATTTTTTTAAAGCATTATAAAAAGGAGTATTTTTATCTTGCTTTAAATTAAATTTATGATTTCTTATTCTTTGTTTATAATCAACTGCTTGTCCCACATAAACTTTTTGATTTATGTTATTGACAAATTCATAAATTACAGACATAAAAATATTTAATTCTATATCTATTTAGGGTTTCCATATTCTACATGTCGGAGTCGGTGTCGTCAATACTCTTTTTCATCACATCAAGCATCTTTTCCATATTAGAAAAGACGACGCTCATGTCAACCTCTGATGAGAGTCCCATCATTTGAGCTGAGTCAACAATATTTTGTTTCATGAGTTTTGCATCTGGGTCATCAGACAGACTCAAACGAGTATAGAGAATCTTTTGCTTCTCTATCAATCTTCCCAGAAGACCAACATGAAAAAGTTTTTCTTCCTTATTCATGGTTGGAAACTTGAAGACGTTAGTATAAACGTCTTCTTGCAGTTCACTGATTTCGGTCATCTCTGCGCGGACAACCTCTGAATCAAAGAAACTCATTCTTCTTTAGACTCCTCCTCTTCAGGTTCTGGTTGGGCATTTGCCTCTTCAATTTGTTGAAGTGCATCAATCGCACCAATAACTTTCAGGTAAGTGGTGCGAAGAGTTTCAAGTTGCTGTTCAATTTCAACTCTCTGCTTTTGCAGATTTTCTAATACTGTTGCATTATCAAGTGCCATGGACCATCTCCTTCAGAATTTTTTTGTAGTGGAATACATCGATATTTAGGAACGGAGAATACTTCCGCATTCTCATACTGACGGTTTCCCACACTGGATCCGTCAGTTTTTTATCATAATCAGTTCGATAACCAAGTATCTTATCACAGATTACCATTGTCTCAAGGGAAATATCTCCACTGAGGTATCCCTTGAGCATTGGTGAGTGTCCACCTGTACTTGCAAATGCGGAATTGATATCCTGATTTGCAAGGATGGACTCCATCTCTTGTTTGAAAACATAAGACAGAGACTGAGTTCTTTTCTTCCATGAGGTGTATCGACCCTCACCTTCTCTGATCATTTCTCCAATCCATAGTTTACCTGGGTCAGTGCAGGTAACAAAATTAGAGACGAAGAACTCAATAACTTCTCGATCAGATTTGTTTCGTGCTAATTTTTCAAACCAGAATCTATCTTTCCTTTTATAGAAAGACTTTACGGTAGCACGGCTCTTGCCACAGTATTTGTGGTAGTCGTATTTCTCTTTCGTGAAGTGATTCTTCAAAGAAAGATATTGCTTATATGCGTCAAAGGCCATCATGAAAAAAGTAATAGAGCAATTTTTTGCCGGAAAATTTTTTCCCCCTAAAATGGATTATAGGGGCAATTTTGCTCTGGAACTCTTCTTCAAGAAGTTTAGTTCCATTGCTTCATACTTGAGTTTTTCTTTGAGAGGTTTAGAAATAAGTTTGGGAACAGATTCAACATCAATGCTTTGTAGTTCGCAAAAATGAATGATGGCATCAATGTAACTCATTCCTTCGTTTTCATGTACAAGACTTTCAATCTCTTGTGCAAATCGAGAAGGGCAGAAGAACTTACTCTCTAACACTTTTTCTAATTCATTCTCCATTCTCTGACCTAAGATTGTGAGATACAAATTCCTTAATATATCGAACTAACAATTTAATATACTCCTCTTTGTCTCGTTTGTCAAATACTTTGACCTCACCACCAGGAGTAACCATGATGGTAATGAGTTTCTTGACAGGAATACCTGTGAGTTCGTAGTAAGCAGAAGCATAGAACATTTCTTGAACGAAATAATTCTCCAACCACTTTTCAGGTTTGATTTTTTCTGATGTTTTAAAATCGATGACTGCCAACTCGCCTTCGTACTCTGCTATGCAGTCAACTCTACCCGCAAGACCAAGGTACTCAGAGTACAGAGTCCTCTCTATAGCGTGTACATTATTTATCTTGTCCAGATATGGTTTCGCATGATGAAACATAAACTTAGTCAGAGGTCTAAACTCATCCCAGTTTATTTCTTTGTTCAACATATAAAGTTCTGTCGCTGCATGGAAGTCTGTTCCACGAGCCGTTGCCTTTCTGGTGATTTTATTTGCCTCTTCAATACCAACTTTTGCTCTCCATTTAGCAAAGATCTCTCTATTGTAAAAAGAGGTTACAGATGTAATAGAAGGCACCCAGTCTCCACTTGGAAGATTATAGAGACGGATGCCATTGGTTTCCTTTTTGTTTAATTCAAGATCACCAAGATAATTATGATGAATAAAATTCATGTTTTACATAGTTTCCATTTTAGCAAGTAGATATTCCTTCACTAATCCAGAGCGAACAATGTCTTCGACACTGAACTCAATGATATCAACTGAAGGCATAATACGCAAGATCTTCATGAAGTCTGCAATGCCATTCTTCTCTCTATCCTTTACCAAGTCAGATTGAGTAGCATCACCACAGAACATAATCTTGCTATTCTCACCTACCCTTGTGATTATACTATCAAGTTCATGATAATTCAAGTTCTGGAATTCATCAACAATAATGATTGCGTTGTCCAGAGTTGTACCGCGAATGAATGAAGTAGACCAGAAAGAGATAGTCCCCTGAGTCTTCAAGTTACCATACAGCATCTCAAAGTCTGCCTCTGTTGGAAGTTCAAACATGAACTTAACCATATTCTTATATGGAATTTGGTAGAGTGAAGACTTGTCCTCGTGGTCTCCAGGAAGGAAACCAATCTCTCTGGTCGCTACAAGAGATCTGACGATGTAGATCTTCTCGTAGGGTGTCTTCATATCAAAGACATCTTTGAGAGCATTGTAGAGGGTGATGAAGGTCTTTCCTGTTCCCGCACAACCATACGCTACAAGGTTCTGATTGTTTTTATAGCAACGGAAAAGTTCTTCTTGATTCTGTGTCAGAGGCTCGATGTTTTTCATCAAGTCTGAGTTTAGTGGTTTCTTTCTTTTCATGGTTTTGTTGCTCATTCCAAATGGAACGATGGGGGACTGAGACTTTCTTTTTGCGGGCATAGAAAAGATTAAACAGGACGGACATTGGAACCTGGCATTTTCGATGCCTTTCGCAAGACATCGTTCCAGCCGGGGTGAGATTTCTTAAGTTTGTCGTAGACCTCACCTACCTCACCCACTCCAGCAACACCTGCTTGCCAGTCCTTATCCCAATCCGGATTATTGTCTTTCCATTCACAATACTCCTTCATGGTCATACTAAGAGTCTTCTTTTCTTTCGTCTTTAAATTAATAACAGGGTACGTTGGCATAAACGTTCAATCCTTTTCTTGTATTTATTAAATCCATTCCATTGCCTCTGCAACGGCAGGAAATAGAATACTTATTCCAGTGTAATCATTGATTGATCATAACACTCTGGACATTCATCTCCTCTTTGCCATCCAAGTGCTTCTGCAACATTTGGAAACTGACAACAGAAAATACACTTTGCAGCAT